CTAATCGAGGAGATACTCAATGAACACCAGACCAAAAACACCTGAAGAAAAACGTTATCGTAAGTTTCAGATGACTGATTTGATCAGACAAGCTCTTGATGAAAATGAAGTATCATCATTTGATTTCTATGGCAGACGTAAAGATAATCCACGTGTCATAGAAACTAGACAGAAAATTTGTTTTATGTTGCATGAACGTGGGTTTTCTACACCTGAAATTGGTGAAATGATTGAGCGTGACCACACAACAGTCATGTACAATATCAAACAATACAAACAACGTTTAAAGAAAGAAAACAATGGAACTAAATCATCATCAGCGTGAGCAGATCATACACAAGCTATTCATACAAAAGATGGCAATATTGTATGCATGCCCAAAACATATTCGTTCCAACAAAGACGCACAGCAGGAATATTATCGACAGCTTAGAAAAACACTGAATCAAAGTTTGGATAATCGCATACCAAATGAGGAAACATTTTCTTTGCTGGTTGGTAAGGTTTATGATCGCTGTTGTTCTGCTCAAGAGTTTCGAGTTTGGTTTTCGCCACATCTTGTGGCAAAGGTGGCTGGCAAGGTAAGTGCTGAGTGGGCGCATGACTACGAGTCTATTGATCGACATCTTGCCAAGACGCAGAGGCAAGAGACAGAAGAACGAACAGCAAAACCATTTACACTTGAAAGCTGTGATGTACATATCGCAAAAACACAGGCAATGATTGATAGTGGAGAACTACCTGCCACGCTTGGTAACATGTTGATTCGTATACCAAAAAAAGCAAAAGAAAGGTTGTTAACAGGGCAAACACCTGATATAACGAACGAGTAAAGGAGAACTCACAATGCAAGATAGAACTGGATTTATCGGTGGCAGTGATGCTGTCCGAATTGTCGATGGTGATTTACACTCACTGTGGATGGAGAAAACAGGACGCAAGAAACCAGACGATCTGTCTGATGTACTACCAGTACAACTAGGCATATTTACTGAGCCATTTAATATCCAATTGTTTGCTAGGAAAAAACAGGTAGAGGTATCTGAGCAAGAAATATTCAACATGATGTGGAATGGTGTTCCATGTCGAGGCACGCTTGATGGTGTCTTTACAGAATATGAACAACGCATTGGTTTGGAGTGCAAGCATACCAATCAAACAACAAACATGACCAAACAACTTGATCGGTACATGCCCCAGCTACAGTTTTACATGCAGATATCAGCCATATCATCCATGTATCTGTCGTGCATCTTTGGTAATCAAAAGCATGATTATGTAAAGATAAATGCAGATCAAGAGTATCAAGAACTATTGATTAAGCACATTCAACATTTTTGGGAGTGCGTAACAACTGATACAGCACCAAGCCATGATTTACCTGCTGAAATGCCCAGCATTGATCATATCAAGATCAATGACATGGTTGCTCGTGATGCTAACACGGACAATCAGTTTGTAAGTTTGGCACACGAATACATAGAAACAAAAGAAGCGGCAGATCGTAATGCAACTGCCGCCAAAGACCTCAAGTCATTGGTAGCTGACAATGAACGTGAGGTGCATTGCAACACTCTAACAGTCAAACGTGACAAGAGAGGGTTCAAGCGAATAACCATAACCAGCTAATCGTTTGTAGTATGAAAGGAGAAACATACATGACGGAAACTAAAGACAAACGTAAACCAACTGCCAAATCAAAACCTGACACACTGGTCAAAGCCTTGATTGCTTTCCATGAAACCAGGCCAACAGCATCACAGAATGCTTCTGGTGTCTGGGGTACATATGCAGATATCAATCAGGTTATTGATACTGTTCGTGGTGCTTCTAAATATGGCCTTACATTTACACAAGAGTTAGATTTCTTAGACGAGCATCCACATATTAGTTATGTACGAACCATATTGGTGCATGAATCAGGTGAAACACGAGAAAGTCGCGCACTCATCCATGTGCAAGAAAAAGACAAATCAAATGCACAAAAGCATGGTGCAGGTATTACATATGCTAAACGCTATGGACTATGTGCGGCTTTTGGACTGCCAACACCTGATGATGATGCTGACGAACTCTCTAATGCACAGGCAGAGAAAGATAAGCAGGATGCTAGAAAGAAAAAGCTAGCAGACAACTTGCCAGACAAACAACCCGAAGAACAATCCGAAGAACAAGCAACATCACAATCAAATTCTTCAGATCATCCGTTTTAACGATAAATCAGTAGAGAAGGAAATATACTATGACGGAAAAAGAGTATGATAACAGCAATAGTGGAGCATTGTGGCCGCCACGCAATAAACCTAACTCCTCTGAGCCAAATACTAGAGTTATGTTGACAGGAAAAATCAATGATGATGGAGAAGAAAAACGAGTTGTTGCTCTCGGCGTTACGGCTAAAAATGGCGAAGAATACATTGACCTATATGAAAAAGTCGGGACACTATACAAAAATGAATATAAGAAAAAAGATTCATCTCCCGATTATTCGGGGCCATTTGGCAACAGACGGGTATCTGCTTGGGTTAAAAAATTAAAAGACACAGGAATGATATTTATGTCTTGTTCTGTATCAGATAAACGTGAGGGGCCTGACGTAGGCTTCTAAGGTTTATGGCAGGGTCGCTTAACTCCTTTCGTGACCCTGCCACCATCCCTCCAACGAAAGACGTGTCCAATGTTTGATTATTTATTGATTGTATTTGTAGCAACTTCTTTGAGTGATCCCCACAAATACACAATCAAAAGTGTAAATTATACAATCTCACCAGAGGAATGCATGGAAGAAGCCGAAGAATACAATGAGGAAGAACCCATTGGCAGTTTTACTTTTGCAAGCTGTGTACCTTTACTAGATAAAAGCATGTCTGATACAGTTAATTAATGTCAGACCAGGCTCCAGTGCAAATCCAACGCTCTCCCCCAACAAGCAAATGGGGTGGACGCTGGAAGCAATACTACGAACTACGCAACTCAATACACAGTCTGCGCAATGCAGGTATGTCCATAGAGGAAATCAAAATAGAACTAGCAAAACGCAAACCAAAAAAACCACTACAAGTGGTACATATTGATGAACAATTTAAAAAAGGAATTGGTTGACTAACCCCTTTTTGGACGACGGGGCAAGTAAGTGTGTCTCGTGATTCATAACTTAAATCGTAATATTCTATGTCCATGGATTCAGCATAGAATATTGTCGCAATGCCCTGTTAGTCGTAAAAAGGATAGGGAAAATTTAAGTATCACTTACTAGGGGCAGTGCCTCCTGATTAAACACTGCCCCTTTTTTATTGACTAATTCCGAATAATCTATATTGTAAAAATATTGTCTAGAGAGTTTTTACTTTTGTGGTAAGCTGGTGTTGTAAATCAATGCCAGCTTATTTCTTTCTAGCCAATCCAACAGTATAATCAGTACCATCAAATGTCAGGCATTGATCTCTGTTCTTGCCATCATCTCTGTAAGAGATATGAATCCAACCACTATTAGGATCTTCTGGTGTGTAATACTCAAGTATCAACTGATCAAACACTAAGTTCTCTCGTATCCACCAAGCAACATCATAATTAGAAACACCAATGATCTCAAAGTCTGCGGCTTGCCCCTTTGCATGTTGGCTAGTTGTCTTACTGCCAATCTCCAAACACAATGCTTCACTGCGATATCCACTAGATACAATCACAGGTGCTTTGAAATTGCCCCGTATAGGCTCTAGGACGTTCACACAGAGGGCTTCTAGTGCTTCTTTATGCTTGGAGGTAGGAGTATTATCAATGCCGTTCCTGAGTGCTGTCTGGCTTTTTGTCATCTCCTGCAAGGAAAAGTGTGGTGATAGTTTCATTGCAGGAGCCTTTACTTTTTTCTACGCATACTCATTAGTTTGTCTGCGCCTTTGATTCCAAAACTACTACTTATGGCTATAAACAAGAGGTACTGATACCAATCAGGCAGTGTTTCAAGTATAGCAAAACCTTCTTTGACGGCCTCTCGTGTACCTTCAAACATCACAAGGGGCAACGGGAGTAGCAAAACCACCAAAGAAAGTTCGTCTTTCCAGGAATCTTTTGTGGCATCAGCCATTGTGTTTTCCCAATCAACCTTACCTGATGCTACCTTTTTGGATACCTCTGCCTGTGCTTCAGCCTTTGCAACCTTGGCTTTTGCTTTAGCTTTTGATTCTTCTACTTTGCCCTCCATGTAGTTCCCTACAATCCCTGCAAGAGGTGATATCAAACTACCCCACATATTGATCTCCTACTCTGTGGATAAATATACAATTAAAAACAACATAAATACTGCAATACCACCAATGACTGACCCAACAATCATCATTAACTCTTTACGTTCTTGAGCACGTTTTCTTGCAATGCGTTTTTGTTCTGCAATACGTTCTTTTTCTTCTCGTATTTGTTTGTTTCGTTCAGCAATAATTTGTTGAAAAGTGCCATGACCAAACCGATGGTTGATCAAAATACGCATTTCATCCATTGCTTCTTGCGCTAGTTTTGCATCAATAACTTTACTTGCCGCATCTTTAGTTTGACCCAGCATTGATTTGTCAGAAAAACGCTCACTTTGAATTTGTTTTTCACCAGCAAACAAACCATCCAAAGCACCTGCAATGTCTTTGATGTCATTAGCTGTAGCTATATTAGATTTAATAAAAGAAACAGACTTTTGTACTAGAGCAATTCCTGTTAGCGCGGCAGATATTGGTTCAACCATATCATCACCTGCTAACCACCTATTAAAATATTAAGAAGCAAAACAATTGTTGCACCACCAGTACCTACAATAACCATTTCAAGGCGTTTGATGCGATTAATTGTTTCTTGCCACCGTTCCGCGCAAATAGCTTCATGCGTATCAATCTGCGCTTTCACGCTTTGGACTGTTGGCTTTGCCATCTATCCCTCCAACGCCGCTACTTTAGTCTCAAGAGTTTCTATTTTTGCAATTGCTTCCTGCAATGCGGCAGTCAATAACGGAACTAACTTAGATTGATCAATGTTTTGATAAACAGGTTGTGTGCCTGTTGCAGTCCATGTGTGACCTTCTTCATCGAAGTCATCCGGCTTTACAACACCAGTTTGCAAAGTTTTGCCAGCAGCATCTTTCACATCGCCTATCGGCTCTGTCGCATCTTTTTCTCCAGCAATAGCCTCTGGCACAACTTCTGCAACTTCGTGTGCTATAAATCCGTCACAAATCGTATCTGGCTCCACAATAAAATTAAATCGCTTTGGATCAAGTTTCTTCAAGCGCGTAATTCCATCCGTAAGACCAGTGACATTTTCTTTGAGGCGGTAGTCTGAACCTGTTCCGTAAGTTACAGCAGTCGATGTAATACTTATACCTGCAATGGTTGTACCTGCTCGTCTAAATTGCTGTATAAATCCGTTGTTTCCTCGATTTAACAATAACGCAACATTGTTTGACCTAGACGCGTGAATCGAACCTGTACTGCCTGAAAGCATAATTCCCGTTACATTATTGCTTGATGGACTGCTATCTGTAGTGCCTATTCGGAAATTGCCAGAGATATCCATACGATTTTTGTATACGCCATTAATCTCAAAATCCAAGGGTGCCGATCCCCGTGCATCAATACTTGAATGCCCGTCATCAGCCCTTATTTCAAGAACAGAAATATCTGATCCAGTGCGCTGTATACGTAATCCGCATGTTCCTGCATCTTCAATTTCTAAACCAATGCCAGTTGACATGTTCGGACTATTCGTCCCTATGCCAACCATCCCGTCTGACCTAATTGCCATTTTTGAGGTAACTGTCCCAGACGCGGCAGTCAAAAATCGTAAGCTTGTTGCATTAGCATCTGCCTCAAAATCCGCTTCTGCTACTGCCGCAATTTTTGCACCATCAATTATAGCATCTGTGCCGCCTGCTTCGTCTGGTGCTTGAAAAGTTATCTGCCCCAGATTATCCCCCGTCTCAACGGCAGTTTCGCCTGTTTGTAAAGTTAAAATTGCTGGGTTGCCATCTGCCGTATTCGTATTTTTTAACAGAAGTCCAGTATTATGGTTGTGTATAAGCTCAATATCACCATCCACTCCAAAGGCTATTTTGGAACTATCCGTCTGTAATGCTACATTAACACCAATATTAAACCCACTGGATGTAAGAGATGCTTTATCTGCACCACCAACTTTAAAATCTATCTGGTCATCTGTATCTGCTGTAATTGATGTATCAGCATCCACATCAAGAATTAGCTCATTACCATTCATATCAATGGTATTGCCATTAACATCAAGAGTGCCACCCAACTGTGGGCTAGTATCTTCAACAATATTGCCAATGCCAGTAACATTTACAGACTGCCAGGCAGAACCATCATAAAACTTTAACGCATTATCGGTGCTGTTGTAGACCAAATCTCCTTCGTCCAAACTTGTGGTGGGGTCGCTTGATGATATGCGATAGCGAGCGGCAAAGTTATTTACATTAGTTATGTTGCTAGCAACCGTTGAAATGTTAGTAACATTTGCACTTGTAGCAAGTAGATTTAAGTCATTTACAAAATCTGATGTTGCTAAAGTATTGAGATCAGAAACAATATCACTTGTTGCAAGTGTATTAATATCCGACACAATATCTGAAGTTGCCAACGTATTTAAGTCAGACACAATGTCTGAGGTAGCCAATCTATCTAAATCACTTATTACATCTGTTGTAGCTAGTGTGTTTAAATCTGATACAAAATCAGACGTTATCAAACTAGCTTTAGCCGCAACGCTTGTAACATTACTACTTATACCTGCTACACTTGCTATTTCACTGCTAATACCAGCTACAGTACCAATATCAGTAGCATCGCCAGCAACAGTAGTTACATTACTAGAAATACCTGCAACAGTAGAAATATCTGCCGATATCTCTGCAACAGTTTGAGTTGCTGTAATTGTTGGACCAGCCTCGACAGCACCAGTACTTGCGTTAAATGCCAATACT